TGGCACATTTACTATTAACAACCCAACAGTGGTTGGTACACAAACAACACAGGCATTATACAATACTGTCACTGACACATTAAACTTTGCTCGTGCAGCCAACATTACCATGGGCCATACCAGCGGTATTACTACACTGCAAGGTGCGGCCAATATCCAAGCTGTAACAACCAGCACAAACGCTGGAACTGGTGCATTAAAAGTCCAAGGTGGTGTGGCTGTTGTTGGTAATTTAAATATCGCTGGTGACAATACTGGTATTGCCTACAGCGGTCGCGGTGAATTGACTGTTGGTCTTGATGTAGCTGGTGGAATATTATACCCAGAAAATCTTGCTCAGTTTACAAGTAATGCAAATTCGCACTCAAGAATTTCAATTAAAAACGTCAGCACATCACAGACAGCCAAGGCAGAATTTACTGCAATAAGCGACCAAGGTAGCAATACTTCTGGATATGTTTCATTAGGTATTACTAGTTCAACATATAATTCATCTGTATTTGGTCCTATACTTAACCCACAAGATGCTTATGCTTTGTCAGTTGGTGGAAATTTAATTATAGCTGCAACATCTGCTAATAAAAATCTTGTATTTGCAGCTGGCGGGCTAAACATTGTAGGCATGATTCTAAGTGCAACAGCTGGTAATTTGTCATTACAATCAAATGTAATTTCAACATCACCATCAACAGGATCGTTTACAACATTGGGCGGTATAGGTGTTGCTGGAAATATATACGCTTTTCAAGGTGCGTCAATTAACTCTGGTTTCACAATTGATCCATTTGTGGTATATAGTTCTAAAGTAGGTAACGTAGCGATACTGGCTAACGTCCAGGGTGTTGGTGGTACTAATACAGAATCAGTGATCATTGGTGGCGGCAATTTAACAGTCCAACCTGGCGCAGTATTGAAAGTTGGTGGGGCTACATCAATGATGGTTCCAGTTGGACCAACCGGTGCACGACCAAGCGCACAAGGCGCTAATGATGTAGCAGGTATGATACGTTTCAACAGCACAACCAACTCACTTGAATTCTATGATGGTACTGCTTGGAACATTGCAGGTTCAGTGTTTACGGTTATCAGCGATCGCCAATTCTCAGGCAACACACCAGGCGGATTTGGTAACGTTGATGGAACCAATACGACATTTACCTTACAAGCTAATGCTACTACTGCATCTACAATCGTAAGCATTAACGGTGTCATGCAGTTTCCAACATTGGCTTACAGTGTAAGCGGTGCAACAATGACATTTACAGAACCACCAGCACCAGATGATGTCATTGACGTTCGCGTATTAGCAACAACATCAACAGTTAGTTCAATTACCAACGGTAATGGTATTAATCAACTTATTGCTGCTGATGCAGGCGTAGAACAATGGTCAGGCACCAGTGATGGTGGTACAGTTATCCGCACTCGTGTTGATACGGCTGGTGACTTTAACTTGCTCAATGGTACAGACATTGTCTATACACAAACAGCAGTTAATATCGCAGCTAATAATACACCATATGTAATCGCTACTCGCAGCCAAACAGCATTTACCAGTGCTAAATTTATAATTTCAGCTAAGAGAGGTACAGGTGCTACAGGCAACGTAGAAACTTACGAAGCACAGGTAGTCACCGACGGCGACGGAAATGCTTATATTTCTACATACGGTATGACTAACAATGGCTATGCTATGGGCGTTTTAAGTGCGAACGTGATTGCAGGCAACGTTAATGTTTACTACACAGGCACAGTGGCTGCATCAGTGGTGCAGGCTAATGTTAAAGCATTTGGTACATTCATAGTATAATAGGTGATCAATGTTAAAAGTAGCTAAAAGTTATCGCAAGGACTATACCGGCGAAGATATTATTGTTGAACGCAAGAAGGAAGGAACACATTGGTACGAAACTGTGGAAACTGTTCCTAATGCCGTTACCAACAATCAAATTTCTAACCGTGCAGTGGTCATCGGTAATAGTCCTACGAGATTAGAATTTAATCTACAACACCTTAAAAAATTCAGTGGACTGCTTGGTGCAGATACTCTACAAACTTATGGATGTAATGCCTTATACAGAGACTTTACCCCAGATTTTTTAGTAGCTCACGGAAACGACATAGTTAAAGAGTTGGCTGAGAGTGAATATATTAAAGATAACATAGTTTATACAAATGCTATACATCTATTAGAATATCCAAATAAATTTTATCTAATCCCCTACAATCCCTATGCTGACGCAGGGACTACTGCGGCCTATATAGCAGCATTTGATGGACACAAACGTATCTATCTACTGGGATTTGATGAGCAAGATAGTGAAAACTATAACTTCAACGTCTATGCTGGTACGAACGGCTATGATGCTGTTGATGCTGAAATATTAAGTGATACATGGGTGACAAATAGAGTTGAATTATTTAATCTATATGATGATGTTGACTTTATTTGGGTCACACCATATGGACGTAGCACAGTTCCAGAAAGCCATAAATATTGCCTAAACTTCCGACAAGTTAGCCATAGAGATTTTGTTTTAGAAACTGATCTATAACACTGTTTCTAAAGTTTTAATCTTATCTATCACAGCTGAAAAATTAATAGTTCTCCATACCCCTGGGTGTAATGGTTTAGGATGATCTTCTAAACGGACCCACGAATAACCACGATGTTCGTAGTTTAATACCGGAGTAAATTCTTCTTCTACGGGTATGAGGAAAGTATTATAACTGAAGTTACCGTTGTCACTGGTAAATTTTTCTATTGGAATAACTTTGACGTCGATAAAATCATAACCAAGTTCCTCATTGAGTTCTCTATGCAGTGATGTTAAGAGTTGCTCACCAGTGTCGATCTTCCCACCAGCCAGTCCCCAAGTTCCACTATATTTGCTGGTATCACGTAATAAGAATAGATAGCGGCCAGTTGATGTTGCGTAGATAAAGGTGCCGACACCTTCTATATGACCAGTGTCCAAAGTCCTTCCTTGTATTCGCCTTCCCAGCTTTTTACCCATTGGGTTCCGTTCCATTTATATTGAGTGGTGGTCGTCAAGTTACTTACATATTGTAAACTCGTTTGGGTCTGGCTGTCAAACGAAACGGTCCAATAGCTACCATTATATTCGATAATATCATTGGCGTGTGCTACTAAATCTCGGCCACTAACGCCGCGCCAGGCGATGGGGCCATCGCCGTTTGAAGTATCAAAACTACCAATATCACCTAATGTTAAATATCTGGTGCCGGTGCTGGGGTTGGTAATATCACCGTTGACAGTGACCTTGCGTGGATCAATGATAGCATTGATTGGATTTAATGTGTTGCCTGGGGTAGTGTCTACGTCCACATTAAAGATCAATATACTATCATCAGTTGGGTGATAACTAACAGTGCCGATGACTTCAGTGATGCCATCTTCCTGTAATAGTCGTACCTGGCTAATACCATTTTCTAATACACCATAGACATTGATAAGATCGCGCCAAACATCACGGGTACCGACTTTGGTTGGTGTGCTGAGTGTAGGCTCGCGTGGAGTTTCAACTTCGCTAACTTTTAATAAAGTCAATTGGTTACCAATTAGCAACACTCCATACATCAACGGAGTAAAGTATTGACGATTACCTAATAGATTACTGTCATTATAAACAGCATCACTGAGATTACCATCACTATCATGTATGCTGGCGATAATTTTTTGTATGACGCCAAGTTTTTTAACCTTAGCCGGAGGACTGATCCATACAGGTAGTTTAAATGTCAGTGTAGCGACATCAATATTATTTTCAGTTCCGATTGGCACGCTACGGCTGGTCCAAGTCGGGCTTTCTAAATAAACCACGCTCAGGCTAGTCCAATCAATGTAGTTGTCTGTTGATTGTATTTCCATGCCCGGATTAAACAGGACCATCATCTGTTCTAATAGCTGTAATTTTTGTTTGGTATTGCTGGTCCAGATATCTAATTTAAGATCTAATGTATATGGAACAGGCATAGCACGTTCAATGGTAAAAGCATTGCCTTGACGATTTTCAAATTCCTGTGTGTCTTCATTATAGTAACGTTGGCGGATATTCATCTTACCAACGAATGTGGGGTCCTGCACACGATCACGATCATAGGTAACGTTGTTGATATAAACAGTCATCGCTGGGGTAGCTGGCATGGCATTTTCGCTCATGTTATTGAGTATAGACGCTACTTGACGACTACCGTCACCATAGTAAACAGGTACACGTTGTAGAGTTTTATTACCACTACGGTCGGCACCAAATTCAACTTGGAACCCACTTACCATACGGATAAACTGTGCTAGGAACCGCTCTATCTGAGCATCATAAAAATATTGTTGTAAGGCTGCCATTATATGTTATCCGCTGAAGGACGTAGGGCTTGTGATAAGCTCTGACGTTCGTTGATCACGTGCTCGTAAACTGTGTATTCTAACAGGTCACCATTGACATAGGTATTGGCCACTGTGATCCCAATATTGCCACTTGAGTTACTGATGGCGTTATTAACTTTGATATTATTGATATAGGTCTTAGCGCCATAGCCACTGACGTATGGAACCTTAACAACTATATTACCTGTGGTAACATTAAATGATAAAGTAAACGCATTGGCTGCAGGTGTATATGCACCACTGCTGATACGTATAGCGTCCCAAGCAACACTGTTGCTCATGAACTTATTAGTGTCATTGACGAATCCACTTAATTGTGTAGTATTAGTTGATCCTGGTGTTAGGTTGGTTCTCACAGCATCCTCTATCTTGACCCAACGACGTCCATCATAACGGAACAGTCTATTAGGCACATAGTCTAAACGTAAATAGAAATCTCCCACGCCCGGAGCATTTGGGAAAGCGATACCAGCGGCAACTGCGGCCCCATTTGGTGGTAATCCATCTCCAGTTAGATATCCTTCTACTTTCTTAGCTGATGTTAATGTAGCTGAACTCGCATCATCATTGACATCACTGGCGTCATCACTGACCTGGCTAGAATCTAAACCACCCGGATCACCAGGTGTGCCATCTGGATTGACTGGCTCTGTATAGATCGCACTGGTATCATATCCACTAGCCGGAACATCTTGTTCTGCACGGCTAACGATAGCATCATTGATATCAATGTATTTTTGGTAAGTGCTTAGGACATCTGCTATTGAACTATCGGTATTCTCACCAGCATCAAGAGTATTAATGATATCTTTGTATTCTTGGCTATCTACCAATGGTTGTAGTTTAACACGCCATAGATGTGGATACCAAGTAGGAGCGAATCCTTCTGCCGCACGTGTGGCATCCTGGACTACATAATAACGTTTAAGAGCTGTAGGAACAGTATCATCTAACGGATAGTAGTCTTTTAAGTTTGGTAGTTCCATGACATCACCTACTATGATCTTACGACC